AGAGCACGGCCAGCGCCACGGTGCGTGCGGCCAACGTGCGCCAGGCGGTGAGCTATCTCGGCTGGGCGGGCATTTCGGCGGTGAAGGTAGGTGCGGGCAAGTCCTATAGGGTGGCGATTACCATCGACTCGCTGCCAGACGACGGATTCACCTACATCGCGCTCGCCACCGGCAAGACCATCGACAGCGCGCTAGCTAGCTGGAACAAGGCCGGCACCTACTCGGTGACCATCACGAACACCGATGGTGTCGAGCATCCGCTCTACCTGCTCAGCATCCCGCTCTCCGCCGGCGGCAGCATCGTGCCGGTGCCTCCCACGGTGAGCAGCGTGCAGGTGATGTCCTACGACGACACCTACACCCCGGATCCGCGCGACACCACGCCGGCCACGCTGCAGGCGATCAAGCTGGCCGACTACCTGCACGAGGTGCTGGACGTGCGCGGCGCGCAGGCCGGCGTGATCTGGTCGCAGGACGACGCCATAGCGATCGACACGGCCACCGGCTATGCCGGCCTGGGTGTCTACCTGGATGGCGGCGAGACGATCGCGCAGGCGCTGGATATGGCGCTGGCCAGCTACACCGCCTGCAAATGGGCGGACGGCAGCGGCAAGCTGCGGTTCTCGCGCCTGCTCGAACCGGCCAGCGTGGAGCCGGCCGGCACGATCGACATCAACGCCATGTCCGGCGACCTGGTGCCGGCGCTGGATACTGCTCCTGGCCTCACTACCCAGATGGGCGTGCGCCGTAACTGGGCCAGCCTCAGCGACGGCGACCTGGTCGAGGCCAGCCTCAACTTCCCGCTGGCTGTGCGCCAGTCGATGTTGCGCGACTATCAGCAGGTGGCCAGCACCGCCCAGCCGCTGGCCGGTGCCTATCGCCACGCGCTCTATGCCGCGCCCGTGGCCAGCTGCTTTGACCAGCAGGCCGACGGTCAGGCCGAGATCGATCGCGTGGCCGCACTGTACGCCGTACCGCGCTGGTTCTATGCCGTCACCGTGGAACTGGAGGCGCTGCCTGGCCTCGACCTCGGCCAGGTCTGGACGCTCGAATATCCGAAGTACGGCCTCGCCGTCGGCAAGCCGGTGATGGTGATCGACTTCGAGCCGGACCTGCTCGCCAACACTGCCAACATCATCCTGTGGGGCTGACGCCATGCTGATCTCCTACAACCGCCCCCCTGACATCGCCTGGAGCCTGATCGGCGCCGGCGCTGCCTGGCTCAGTGATGACGCCGGCGCCGCGCTCATCAATGGGCGCCCGGCTGCCGCGAGCCGCCTGCAATGGCTCAGCGGCGCCCAGACCACGGCCAGCGTGCTCACCCTGCGCGGCTCATGGGGCACGGCCATTGCGCCGCGCGTGGTGGGCCTGGTGGGCCTGACGCTGCCGGCGGGCACGCTGATCCGCCTCGCCTTCCGCCGTCCGGCCGATGCCGGCTATACCTACCTGGCTGATGTGCCGCAGCAGCGCATAGTGCAGTTGCCCGACGGCTCACGCTGCGCCTGGTTCGTGCTCGATGACGGGCTGGACCCGGTGATCGGCGTGGAGTACCGCATCGTCAACGATGTGTATGGCTCGGCCAGCATCGCCGCGGGGAGATCCCGCACACTTCGGACTGGAAGGATCTGGACAACGATCCGAGCACCACGCGACGAAGCAAGGGCAGCCAGCCATTCACTGCCGAGGTGCGCGGCTATCGCACGCTGCAGGTGCCGTTTGCGCTTGCGAAGCGCGATGCGGTACGCGGCGGCGGCCTGGCGAATGGCGCGGACTGGCAGCTGGTGCGCGCGGCGATCCGCGCCGGCAACAGGCTGGTGGCAGTGCCGCGGTTCGACACGGCGGCGGAGATCCAGCGCACGGCAGTATTCGGCGTGGCGCGGTTCGATGCGATCGGGCATATGCAGGGCCCGGATTACCTCGGCGGCATCACCGTGGACGAAGCGCCGGCTACGGCGGCCGCGTAGCGCATGCTTTCCCGTTGACCTGCAGGGCCGCCGCGCACACGGTCGGCCCATGGACCAGACCGCCCTTTTCCAGCGCGCCACGGGCTGTACCGCATCGATCGCGGCGGCGTGGGCGCCCCCGATGTTCGACGCCATGGCGGAATGGCACATCGACACGCCGGACGACCAGGCGGCCTTTCTCGCGCAGTGCGGGCATGAGTCGATGGGCTTCCGCTATTCGGCCGAGCTGTGGGGACCGACGCCCGCTCAGGTGCGCTACGAGCGTAATTTCGATGCGGCATGGCCGCCGACGTCCGCCGATAACCGCAACCGCAAGGCGTACGAGCTCGGCAACGATCAGCAGGGCGATGGGCGTCGATTCCGCGGGCATGGCCCGATCCAGCTGACGGGCAAGGCCAACCACCGCGCCGCCGGCATTGCGCTAGGTCTCGATCTGGTGGCCCACCCCGAGCTGCTGGATTCGATCGATATCGGCTGCGCCATGTCGGCCTGGTGGTGGCATACGCATGGCCTGAGCGCGCTGGCCAATGCAGGAGAATTCGACCGCATCACGTGCGCGATCAACCTGGGTTCGCCCAACGCGGATATCGGCAAGGCCAACGGCGTCGACGATCGGCGCCGGCGCTGGGCCGTGGCCAAAGCCGCGCTGGTGCCGGAATGAGCATCCGCCATGCATGGGGCCGATGACATGGATCAGCCGCCCAGCAACTACACCTGGTTGCAGATGGTGCTGTTTCCGGCGCTCGCCTCGATCGGCGGCGCGCTCGGCCACGTGCTGCGCACGCTGGATGCCGGCAAGCACGTCTCGCTGTGGCGAACGCTGCTGGAATCATTGGCCGCGGGATTCGTGGGCTGCCTGGTGATGTTGCTGTGCCAGGCGCTGGGCACGTCGCCGCAGATCACGGGCGTGGTGGTGGGGGTATGCGGCTGGCTTGGTGCGACGGTATCGATCCGCATGCTGGAAAAGTGGGTGCGGAAGTGGATGGGCATTGCAGGAGATCCCGGCGATGGCACCGCAACCTGAGATCGGCAAGAAACACCACCTGCTGCACGTCGGCTATGGGCTGATCGTGGCGGTGCTGGTGCTGATGGCGTTGGCGATCAACAGCGAGATCGATCGCTATCGAATCCATAAGACGGCGGTATACCTCGACTCGCGCGTGACCCAGCAGGAACGGGAGAACGCACGCCATAACGAGAAGCTGCAGTTGCAGGAGCAGAAGAGCTCCAGCCAGGACAAGAAGCTGAAGCAGCAACGGGAGCGGATCCTCCGCCAGGAGCGCGCGATCAACCGGCTCGACCGCCTTCGCAGGATGGATGCCCATGCGCTGCTTGGACTGCATAACGAGCTGGCCGGCCGCCGCGTGCGCGATGCCCAGGTGAAGCAACGCCTGGACCAGTTGGAGAAGAACAACGCCACCGCGCGATCCGTCATCAACACCACGCCCACTGGGGACCACCCATGACTCGCCTGTACCTGTACGCCGCGATCGCGCTGGTGATGGCCCTGCTGATCGCCGGGGCCGTGATCGAACGCGCCCACTACGGCGCGACCCGCTACGCGGCCGGCGAGATGGCAGGCCGCGATGCCGTGCTGGCGGACGATGCGCGCGCCGCGGCGCAGTTGCAGCAGCAGCGCGCCCAGCTTGACCAGTTCAGCGCCGTCGCCGGCACGGCGCTGCATTCCTTCCTCGGCAAGCAATTGCCGGCCATCGAGGCACAGAGCCATGCATCCGTGGAAAGCATCCGCACGATCTACCGCGACCGTCCTGTGCCTGCTGATCAGTGTGCTCGCCCTGCAGGCGTGCAAGCAGAGCTCGACCAGGCCGTCGACGCCGCCAACGCCGCAGCCGCCTCCGACGTTCACCTGTGACCTCACGCCGCCGGCGCCGCTACTGACGCACGTGCCGCCGCTTCTGAGCGCCGCCAGCCTGCCGGCGGTGGATGCGTGGATCCGCGTGGCCATCGCGAAGTACACCGCCCTGGTGACCACCCAGCGCGCCGAGCACGCCTGCAGCGCTGAACTGCGCGCCAAGGGCGTCATCCGCTAGGTCAGCCTCCCCCGCGCCGCACGCGCGAAGGCTTGCGACCCTGCGCTGCGCTTTTCTACTGCGGCATCTCACATCGCCAGCGCGGTCAGCACGACATGACGGCGGCTGCAGGGCAGTTCTGCGCACTCAGCTACCGCGAGTGCGCCAGAACCGCGCGTACGCCGCCATGCGCACTGCTGGCACCACTTCCTGCCATCGCCAGCCGGCGCCCACTTCGGCGCCACGCCGCGCTGCCCGTTGTTTCCCCCGCGCCCCCAACGAGTGGAAACCGGGCCGCGCGCAGCTAGAAGGGAAGCGGGGGCAGCACCACGAGCCGTGTGATAGGCTTCGGCTATTGGCGTAAGCTATTGATTCTCTAAGAGCAACCAATCCACGATTCGCGACTTCAATTCCACGGTTTGCGATGGAAGTTCCACGGTTTGCTCCATTCCTTCCACTTGCGTTTCGCTACGTCACACCTCTTTTATCTCTCTCATGTCATTGAATAGAAAGAAGAAGAAAGGGCAGGCAGGAAGGAAGGCCGGCTCCACGGGTTGAAACAACCGTTTGAAATCGGGTTCCACGGTTTCCACGGAAGATGAACGGAAAACGTGGAACGGCGTGGGACCGTAACTGATTGACTAAATGGAAGTTGCAGCACACGGTCATATCAGTTCCACGGAAACCGGTGTGCGATGCCTGTCCCCCCCGCCGAGCTCGACCATTACAACGCCCTGGTGAACGATTGGCTGATCTGGCTGCAGTTCAACAAGGGCCGTTCGCCGAAGACGATCGACCTGTACCAGTCAGTCCTTGAACGCCTGGCGAAGTGGTGCATCGAGCCGCCGCCTGCCGAACATCTGCGCTGCGGCACGTCTGACCTGCTGGCCATGACCCTGGCGGATCTGGAGCGCTTCAGCGGCATGGTGTGCCACAGCCAGGGCATCGGCGCGCGCTCGCGCCGCGTATTTGTGTCGGCCGTGCGCGGCTTCTATGCCTGGGCGCATGCGCAGGGCAAGCTGCCGGTGAACGTCGCTGAGCACCTGCCCTATCCGAAGGCGGGGCGCCCGTTGCCGCGAGCGATCACGCTGAGCAATGCCGACTTGCTGCTACGCCAGCCCGACCTGGCCACGTTTCTCGGCCTGCGCGATACAGCCATCATGGCCGTGCTGATGGGCCTCGGCCTGCGCATCAGCGGCATTTGCGCGCTGAACGAGTCGGCGATGATCTGGACCGAGTTCGAAGGCCGAGAGGATCTGGTGATCCGCGTCGTGGAGAAGGGCTCGAAGGAGCGCCACATGCCGGCGCCACGCGAGGTGGCGCTGCTGTTGCGTGCCTACCTTGGCCACCCCGAGCTGGCCGAGATCGACCGGACGCTGGAGGATGGCGATCGCGTGCTGTTCGTGACGGTGGCCAATCACATGGTGCCGGCGTGCGATTACCGCGGCGAGGCGCGGCGCATCAGCGAATATGCCGTGCGTGACCTGCTGGCCAAGCATGGCGCTGCCGCGAAGATCCCAGCAGACCAGCTCAACCCGCACGCGCTGCGACACCTCTATGGCACCGAGCTGGCTGAGGAAGACGCCAGCCTCTTCGCCAACCAGGCACTGATGGGGCATAACGATCCGAAGAGTGCGGAGATCTACGCACACCTGGCGATGCGCATGCTGCGTCGCACCGTCGACAAGTCCGACCCGCTGGGCAAGCTGCGAACGCCGGTGCTGGAGGATCTGCGCCGCATCGACG